AGAAGTAACAGCTATGGGCGATTCTTCACACAAGTTCGTTAAGGGCTTGGAAGCATCAACTGTAACAATCGACTTCCTGAACGACACAGCTTCAGCGAATGTATTGGCAACACTACAGGCAGCATGGGGAACAACTGTCACAGCAGTATTGCTACAGACAAAGGGAACAGCAGTCTCAGCGACTAACCCTCTTTACACTGTCTCACTATTAGTCAATAACACAACAGACATCAACGGTGCTGTTGGCGATATTGGCACACAGTCAATTACATTTACTGCTAACTCAACAGTTGCAGTAGCCACAACTGGCACATTCTAAGAAACTAAACAAAGGGGCAAACCATGGCAAAACTAAAGATAGTTCGTACAGATGGAAGCGTACTAGAAGGCGAGATCACTCCAGCCGTGGAGTACTCATTCGAGCAGTACGCTAAAAAGGGCTTCCATAAGGCGTTCCGCGATGAAGAAAAGCAGAGCGATGTCTATTGGTTAGCATGGGAAGTAACACGCAGAGCAGGTGAATCTGTTAAGCCTTTCGGGATTGACTTTATCGAGACACTTAAGAGTGTTGAGGTATTAGACTCAGACCCTTTAGCTTAAAGCGCGATCTTCCGTTCACCTATCTAATCGCTAGGCTAAGCATTAGATTGGGAATCGCGCCACAGCAGTTATTAGATCTAGATAAGACCATGCTCGATGCATTAGTGCAAGGGCTCAAGGATGAAGCGAAAGAGGTGAGCGATGCCAGCAAGCGTAAAGGGCGGAATCGCTCTTAGAAAGTCTTTACGCGCTTTTAGTCCTGATCTTGCTAAGGCTTTACCTAAAGAGGTTGCAGCAGCTCTAAAGCCCATCACAAAGACTGCTAAAGGGTATCTGCCTGATGATGGTCAAGTCCTTAGCGGATGGCTAACTCGTGAAGGGTCACAGGCTCGCTTTCCTAGTTATAATGCACGAATCGTAAAATCCGGCATTGGCTATAAGACAACGCCATCAAAACCTAATCGCAGAGGATTTAGATCTCTTGCTCGCGTATTCAATAAGAGTGCTGCTGGAGCAATCTATGAGACTATGGGTCGAAAGACTCCAACAAGTCGCTTTGTTCAGAATCAGAATAGTAAGTATGGCGCACAAATGAAGGGCGATCAGAAGATGGAAGGTCGCGCTTTATTCCGTGCCTATGAAGAAAACAATGGCAAGGCGAGAGATGCAGTACTTAAGGCTATTCAAGGCGCAGCCGACAAACTAAACGCGAGAGCAAAGGTGTAAATCATGGCTAATGTAATGATTGATATTGCTGCGGAGTTCGTAGGAAATAAAGCCTTTAAGCAAGCAGATAGTGCTACGGACAAACTCACGAAGAATGTTAAAAAACTAGCTGGGGCTTTTGGTCTGGCTTTCGGTACTACTCAAGTTCTGGCTTATGGCAAGGCTGCTGTTCGAGCAGCAGCAGCAGATGAAAAGGCACAGAAGCAGTTAGCCTTAGCTCTTAACAATGTTGGTCTCGGTCGGGATGCAGCAGCCTCAGAAGAATACATCCAAAGACTACAAACAGAGTTCGGCATTGTTGATGATCTCCTTCGTCCTGCTTATCAGACTTTGGCTGTAGCTACTGGCGATACAGCAGAATCTCAAAGACTTCTTAATCTTTCTCTAGATATTTCAGCATCGACTGGTCGTGATCTTTCTAGCGTTACAGCAGCATTGAGTCGTGCATATCTAGGAAATAATGCAGCTCTTTCTCGGCTTGGTGTAGGTATCTCAAAGGCTGACTTAAAAGCTAAATCTTTTGAGGAAATCACAAATCAATTACAAAGCATATTCGCAGGATCTGCGACTGCTGCTGCCAATACCTTTCAGGGTTCAATCGATAAACTCAGCGTTGCTTCTGCTAATGCCAGCGAGATTATCGGTACTGGTTTAATCGATGCGCTTACCAAACTTGGTGAAGATACAAGTGTTGCAAATCTAGCAACAAACATGGAAAAGACTGCGCTTTATATTGCAGATGTTATTCGTGGCATAGGAGTCTTGGCCGGCAAATTAAAGGATCTGCCTATCATCGGCAGCATTGATGTCGGCATGATTCCAATTTTGGGCACATATTTAACAGTATTGCGCGAGGCTGGAAAACAAGCACCAATGCAAAAGGCTTCTGACAATGCGCATCTAAAATCTTTACAAAATCAGTTCTCTGTGACAAGAAGAATCACTGCTCAAAATAAGGCATTAACTAAAGAAACTGCTGCACAGTTAAAAGCCAAGCGACTACAGCAAGCCATTGACAAAGCTAATCTTGCTCTTAGCAAAGGTGAAGAAATCTTTGACATGGACAAGATCCAGATTGCAGCAGCTCTCACAAATCAAGCCGAGCAATTAGGCAGAGCCACTACATCTTCTCAACGCTTACAAATCGCTAATGATGTCGCTCGTCTTAATGTTAAGCAGTCAATTCTTGCGCTAGAAGATGCTATTGCCGCTAAGGATGAGGCAGCAATTATTGCTGCGACCAATAAACTCAATGCAGATCTTAAAGTGCTTAGTGCATTAACTGGACAAAGTGTAAAACTTTCAGACATCAAATCCATCCTTGATAGTCTTAAGCCAGTTGATTTAATCAATCAAAGTAACCTAGATAAGGCTTTGGCTAGTATTCAGGAGATGCTCAGACTTCTTGCACAAGCTAATACTCAGGCTAAAGCAGCAATACCTACAAGTGCATCTTTAGGCTCTGGCATCCCAGCAGGAGATTACATTGCACCAATTTCCACAGCAGGTGGATCTATTGGGGCAATTCTAGAGTACGCAGAAGCAGCATCTGCTCGTGCCAATGCTTTTGCAGATTTACTTGACATGGAGAATGCATCGGCTGCAAGTCAAATGGCTTCTACGATTGATCTAGAAAGTATTGCTCGTTCATCTCTATTGCAAGGGCTTTCAGGCGGTGCAGGTGTAGCAGGTGCAGTAAGTGGCTCACGCTATGCAGCACAAGCTGCCAATGCTTATAACATTACAATTCAGGCTGGAATCGGTGATCCAGAGGCTATTGCTAGAGCGGTGGAAGATGTAGTCCGTCAGTCTTATCAACGCGGTACGAGTGCAACAGGACTTTTAGCCGTATGACATGGCTTCCAGAATGGCGCATTACAGTTGGCACGACTGTTTATACCAATGTTACAGCTGTAAATCTCACAACAGGTCGCATTGACATCGATCGCCAATGTCAAGCAGGTTATGCTCGTATGGACATTATTAATTCCACCAATGCTCTCTTTGATATTGATGTCACAGATTCCCTTACTTTAGAGCTTAAAGATAGCGATGGAGATTATGTTGTCGTATTTGGTGGCACAGTCTCAGACTTTTCCACTTCCGTCAGAAGTCCAGAAGAAACAGGCTTTGTCACACTAGGCACAATTCTTGCAGTGGGTGCTCTGGCTAAACTGCCTAAAGCCATTTACACAGATTCCGTAGCTCATGGACTCGATGGCGAACAGATCGCCATTATCCTTCAAGAACTTTTGGTCAATGAATGGCAAGAGGTTGCACCTGCGCTGACATGGGCTGCTTATGATCCAACTACAACATGGGCTAATGCTGAAAATGTCGGATTGGGTGAGATTGATTCTGGTCTTTATCAGATGGATAATCTTTCAGCTGCTGATCGCAATACACAGACTCTAGTCCAACAGATAGCAGACAGCGCACTCGGAACGCTCTACGAGGACAAGCAGGGTCGCATAGCCTATGCAGATGGAGATCACAGAAGTAACTATTTAGCAACTAATGGCTCAACCCAGTTAGACGGCAACTACGCATCCCCTGCCAGCGTTAAATCAATCTTACAGATTGGCAAGATTCGTAACAGCGAAATTGTGCGTTATGGCAATGACTACGGCAGCACATACTCAGCCACAGACGATGCTTCTATTACTACCTATGGTCGCTATCAAAGGACATTTGACTCGAACATTCGCTTTCTGGCAGATATCGAGGACATCATCGAACGCGATCTAGCCTTGCGCGCAACACCTAGAACGCAGCTTGATCAGATTACTTTTAGACTTGACAATCCTCTTATGCCTGATGCCCTTAGAGATGACCTAATTAACCTATTTTTTGGCGAGCCAGTAGTTATTACCAACCTTCCTTTCAACATGTTCGAAGGGTACTTCTCAGGCTTTGTAGAGGGTATCTCCATGCGAGCCACTCCAACATTTGTGGATGCAACTATCTATGTCTCACCAACAGACTTTTCTCTTATAGCCCCGACATGGGCAACAGTACTTCCAACTAACACCATCTGGAGTGGCGTAAATGGTACACTACAGTGGTCTAAAGCGATCGGAGCTCTAACCTAATGGCAACAACAACCCCTAATTTTGGTTGGCCAGTACCAACCAGTACAGACCTAGTTAAAGATGGCGCAACCGCCATTGAGGGTCTAGGCGATGCAATCGATGCTTCATTGCTAGATCTTAAAGGTGGCACTAGCGGTCAGGTTCTAAAGAAGAACTCCAACACAGACATGGACTTTATTTGGTCTGCTGACTCAGCTGGCATGACTAACCCGATGACTACTACAGGCGACACAATCTATTCATCAAGTGGATCAACACCTGCGCGCTTAGGTATCGGATCAACTGGTCAAGTGCTTACTGTTGCAGGTGGAGTGCCTACATGGGCAAGCCCTGCAGGTGGTGGTGGGAAGATTCTGCAAGTCCTACAGCAGACCTATTCAACAGCAACATCAAATGGCACTGAAACTTATGCCGATACTGGAATTACATTGTCAATCACTCCAACATCAGCAACATCAAAAGTCATGATCTTTGTTACAGTTGCAGGAATGTATCGCTCTGCGAACGACTGTTCTGCAAGATTCCAGATCTTGCGTGGTGCTTCATCAATTCACGAGTTCGAGAAGAACATTATGAACTCGGGTGGCACTGCTAATCAATCAGGTTCAACTGGTAGCAATTACCTTGATTCACCTGCAACAACTAGCGCGACAACTTACAAAGTGCAATTCAGACGAAATCCTGCTTCGGGTGGAACTATTTACATTAACCTTAGCGATTCGATTTCAACAATTACTCTCATGGAAGTAGGCGCATAATGGCAACAGGTTCAGATGTAATGACATACTTTTACCCTAATGGTGGTTTTTACATTCAGGGTGATGATTTCTCTACTGTCTTTTTTGATGATGGTGTCGAGCCTATTACTAAGGCACAATTTGAGGCAGGTTTTGCTCAAGCAGATGCATGGAAAGCGCAAAAAGAATCTGATGCTATTTCAGCGAAAGAAGCAGCACAGGCAAAACTAGCTGCACTTGGCTTGACAACAGATGACTTAAAGGCACTCGGATTATAAGTGAAGGTCAAACTTTCTAAAGCTGCTATCCAATTAAGAGAGCAGATTGATGACTCGTTCCCAGATCGTGACCGCGCATCGGATGGTTGGATCGGTGATACCCGACACGCTGCTCGCAAGTCTGATCATAATCCAGATGAGCAAGGCTGGGTACGCGCCATTGATGTGGACAAAGATTT